ACTCCAAATAGATCGGATGCAACAACTGCCGCCAATCCAACACTTGCTGCCCAAAAACGACGACTTGTAAGTAGTGATTTTACTTTACTCATAACTTCTCCTAATTAAAAAACAATCTTTCTAAAAAACCTCTACGCTTTGGATAAACATATATCTTAGCGTTCGGTTCGGAATACTCTAAATCTGACTCTACTACCTGTTCTTTTTTCCCATGATAAGGACACTGAGTAATGTGACCATCACCCTGAATAATTTCGCCAGTACCACCGCAAATACATTTAGCTGGGTCTGGGTCTATACCTTTTGGAATATTAGGTTCTGGCTCAACGCCTAAAACCTGTAACTCCGCTTCATCAAATGCTTCATTCACTTGTACTATAATAGCATTGATTTCGTCATTTGACATAACATTTTTTGGTAATTGTGGTTTTACTTGATAAAAAACCATAAAAGCAATCAAGCCAGTCCCTACCATTAATTTTTTCGAAGTGTTCATTAAAATACCTCATCTATTGTATAATCAATTTCTCTAGCTGGGAATCCTTCTACGTTTGAGAATACCCATCCACCACCCTGAGATAACATTCCGCGAGCATCTTTCTCGCGAACCCAGAAACTTCCTTCTGGCTGTCCGTGAACTTTTGGCCCAAAGTTAAATATGCCCCAACTATTTTGAATAAGGAATAAAGTTTCGTTGAGGCGTTCTCGCGTATCATCACAGGCTATCCATGCCATATCGTGATTCCAGCCCTTGCTTCGAGCAGCAATTCCGTTTTTGTCTCGCTTAGAGCTAAAACCGTAACCAGAACAAACGCCCAAAGCGTAACCATTTGCTAGTGCATCTCTAGCCTCTTCAACAGTCCTAATATTAGAAACAGTCTTGACTTGATGTTTTTGAGCTTCGTCACCATAAATTTGGCGAGGTATCATTTTTCTAGCCCCTAGTTTTGAATTGTAAACAGAAAGGTCTACCATTCCATAATCCTTGCGAATCAAAATCCCCCCTTGCTCGCTGACATATCTAGCAGCACCAGAGCATGTCATCCCTTGCTCGCTCCAAGGTCTGGACTGATAAATGGCTTCAGTGGCTCCACGAGCAACAAAATCTTCTCTTTGACCATCAATGTCTATCTCAACCGCCCGTGTAACATCTATAGCGTTGCGTGTAGCGTGAGCCACGCAGTCTCCCGTTGTTTGTGCCTCACTTGGCCCGAATGTAGGGTCAAACTTTAAAAGCGATTTAAATGGCAATGAGAGCTTGCCTTCACCAGCACCAAAAAGATCGTGAGCGGCAGCACCAAAAACAGGCATTGGCAATTCACCTAAAAGTTTAGCTGTGTCTTCGTGATCACAAACACTCCCAATGAAACCACCCCTGTAATGATTTAAAATCTTTCTAGGTGACTTAAAGTTTAAGTCCATTTAATAGCTCCTTTGCTGAATTTTCCCATGTAAATTTATTTGCTGTTTCTATACCTTGTGTGTTTGAGTGTTGACTGGCGGGGCGTTCAAAGTGATTGAGTCTCATGTGTTCTATTAGTGCGTCCTTTTCTTCCTGCTCAAACGAAGCCCAATAACCTTTACTTCCATCAAAAAACACGCCATCATATGCCCTTTCTCTTTTATTCATATTTATCAAAAACGAATTGGCGGGGCTGCAAAACTCGGTGTGAGCAGAGTAATTTGTCGCAATAACGGATTTCCCACAAGCCATCATCTCTAGCAATTCTAAATTCCAACCCTCTGCTCTTGCTGGGAACACGCCACAATCTACTCTACGCATAATATTATACACATCTTCGTGAGTTTCTTGTCTCGGAATAAACTTTATCTTTTCGCCTAATCTGGAGTTTTTATAAAGGTTTTTCCACTGATCGTTCATTTTCCCAATAAACGGATTGTCGCACATCATCCATAGCTCTACGTTGTCTTTTGGCTCAAAAGCCGCGTTAAAACATCGAAGTAAAACATCGTGACCTTTTCGAGTTTCCCATTTTCCGCAATTGAAAAATACTGTTTTATCGTCATTTCTCGAAGGTGCTGGTTTGAAAATCTCAGTATCTACCCCCAAAGGTACTACATGAATATCTTCTGGGTTTTTAATATTGTTTTCAATCAAAACTTCTTTAGCCCATTTTGAGCAAACAAAAAGCCTATCGCAATGCAACATGCTCAACTTTTCTTCATCGCTAAATTCTGTTAGCTCGAAGATGGGAAAGCCAATATGCTCCCCTTTTCCTATGTGGGCGTGAACATCGTTCTGATGCCACATTTTTACAGATGGAAATAAACTTGTACTTCCTCGATTTCCCAACCCTTTTGCAATATCGTCATCAGTAAATTCTGGCGTAGAAATAGGGTACAAAGCAGCGGATGGATGAATCTTTATAATCTTTTTAAAAATATTGTATCCAGCTACTCCATACCCCAAGCTATTTATTGGAGCTTGAAAATTTATCATTGCGTGCCCTTTGTTTGTTTTGTTATAAGCTAATAGTATTATAACTCAAAGGGTCGCTTAAAGCACATCAATTATACTTCTTTTGTAATTTTCTTTCGCTCGTAGTTGTCTATGTAGAATCTAACCCTGTCTATGTTAGTTCCATGAATTGGCCCAACTATATACCTGTCGTTAAATCTTTCCAAAGCCGTACCAAAGCATATAACGCCTATTATTTTACCCTTGTAAAGAATTGGCCCGCCTGAGTCACCCTGTATAGCCCAAGAAAAAATAACGTGACCGTCTTGGGGGATTGAAGAGCCTGCGTATTTAGCGTTCCAGTGACGCAAGGAACCCGTTGCATATCCACACATTTCCACTTGCTCGCCACATTTTACTTTCTCGTCAGATATATTGCAAGTTTCCACTACTGGTATTTCGTCAGGTATAAGAGCCTCGATTAACGCGACATCATTATAGTTTTCAAACATGTACATAGAATTGTAAGCAACTATGCCTCCCTCAGATTTTTTTCCACCTGAGAAAAAGACATTAAACAAAGTACTTTTACCTTTAACGCAATGGCTGGCAGTAAGAATTAAACCAATGTAATTTTCCCCAGCATCCTCAATAAATTTTACAACTGTACCAGAGCCTTGGAGTCCGTCACCTTGAAGTAAAACAACTCCCTTTTGATAATCTTTTTCTGGTGATATATCCCAACTTTGAGCTTGGCAAAACTGAGGAAATAAAACAAAACCTAAAAACAGAAAAAATAGCCTAAACATAATATAACCTTTCTTTGTAAAACACACCAAAAGATTATACACACTTATTTTAAATATTTAGTTTTATATTTAAATTGACACCCTTTTCATTATACAAACAACTCTTTTATAATTTTTCCTGAGTTTGCTATCTTCATAGGTCGCCCACCGTTGCTTGTATAAGTGGTCTCCAACGAAATGCCAAGAGCATTACAAATCGACACCATTACATCTTCCGAAGAGTGGCTTTCTGTTTCTACTTTTGTTCCGTCTTCGTTTGTTGAACCTACAGATATACCACCATTCATACCAGCCCCACCCACAACCACACTCCAGCTTCTTGCCCAGTGGTCTCGTCCGGCGTTCTGGTTGATTTGTGGTGTTCTACTAAACTCTCCCATCCATATGATAGCCGTGTCGTCAAGCAGTCCTCGCTGCTCTAGGTCTTCTATTAACGCACTCATGCCTTGGTCTAGCATGGGTAACTTTGTGTCTTTTAATGTTGGAAAAATATTCTGATGGTTGTCCCAGCCGTTTAGCCCGACCTCGATAAATGGAACGCCAACCTCAACAAGCCTTCTAGCCATTAGACATCCCTTGCCAAAGCTGTTGTCCCCGTATCGTTCCTTAACGGAATCTGGCTCTACGTCCACCTTCATTGCGTCCATCTCACTACTGGTCAAAACATCAAATGTTTTTCGCAGTATCTTTTGATGTTCTTTAGCGAGAGACCCTCTATTGTTTTTTATGAAGTTGTTTTCCATTAAATGTAGGGCTTGTGCCCTTTGACGGAATCTATCATCTATTTTTAAGTCTAGATTTCTAATTCTACCATCGCTGTTTACCACGAACGGAGAATATTCAGCACCTAAAAATCCACCTCCAGCACTTGGCCCATTAACTGACACAAACTGAGGTATCAAAAGGTCTTCTCTCTCTAGCTCTTTAGAAAGAATAGCTCCGTAACTTGGGTGAACCATATTTGGATTAGGCACATAGCCTGTGTGCATGTAGTAACGACCCCGCATGTGGTCAGCTTCACGGGTACTCATGCTTCGCACAATAGCCATGTTGTGCATCTGCTTTGCCATTAGCGGCATATGCTCACAAATTTCTACATCTCCGGTTGTACTTATGGGCTTGAATGGGCCACCAGTTGGTGCGTCTGGTTTTAAGTCCCATATGTCCATCGTTGACGGGCCACCTCCCATCCAGAGAAGTATGGCCGATTTGCCCTTTTTCTTTAATTCCTTCTCGTTAGCCTTGAGGGTTTGCGTTAAAGCGGCAAGCCCAGCTAGTGATGATAAAAACTGTCTTCTTTTCATTTTTCTTGTATCCTTATCCTGAATATTTTTGCTGTTGTTTTACTTTTACCGTGTTACTTGCGATTGTCAGGGTAGCGAAGAAACATGACTAAATCGTCACCGCACTCTGAAAGAGTAAGTTCACTGACTTCATTCTTTCCCGGTTTCATGTTCGCGATGTCATCGGGAGTTTCAATCTCCCCATTTGGCCCCGCTGAAACCACGCGAATGAATTTGGATTCTGTTTGATTGATGATTCCGTCTTGGTCAAAATCGACCTGTAACTCAAGTTCATTTCCCCAACCATCCACGATTGTTGGTTCACCAGTTTCGTTTCGCCCCGTCGCACGCACATAGGGGCCATGCCAGCCAATTTTGTTGACCGGATCGTAGTTTTTAAGTTCGGGGGCGGCTTCTTCCATGTGGGCTGGTGCATCCTCTTTGAGGAGATCGTTGATTTCTCTTGGAAGAGCATTTGTCTTGTGTGACAGTGACTCAATAACACCGTCTTCCCCCGCCATCGCTTCACGAACGGTATTCAGCGTAGCCTGCGTAGCAATTTCGACAGGGCTGTTGGACTCACCAGAAGGCGAGGTGATATCAATATTGTTAAACGTGGTGAATATGAGGGCGGTCGCGATTAAAATCACCAATACGACTAATAGTTCGAGGAGCGTCAAACCACGTTGATTTAAGTGATGACGCGATCCACGGGTTTGAGTTAAAGCAGCAAGTCCAGATAGCGATGATAAAAACTGTCTTCTTTTCATTTTTCGTGTATCCTTATCTTTATATTCCTGCTTATTTTTTATTTTGTAAATCCGTTAGCGTGTCAAACTGACACAATTACCAAGCTCGTCACGACCAATATCTGGCTTTCCATTTAGGCCCCGGAGTTTCGCATTTATGCCTAGCTCTAAATGACTTTCTCCTAGCTGGATCAGACTTCTTGATTCTCATATTTGGATCGCCAAAGTTAACCTTTACTACGTTACCCTTTTCGTTTTTAACATAAACAGATCGTTTTTTCGGGCCATCTGGTGTTAGAAACGGTTTCCCTAGTTTAACTTTTCTACCTTGATATTCTGCTGCTCTTACGGGAACCAAGTTCCTGCCATCCTTTGTGTAAATACCTTTCCTTTCAAATTCATAAATTTGTCCGGTTTTAAGGTCTTTGTACTTGTACCCAGCCTTGTCTTTACGTAAAAGCTCAAAGTCTTCCTGAGTAATTTTACCATCTTTATTTTTGTCTAGAGCTTTCTTCTGCTTGTCTGACATTTTAGCTTTAGATTTTCTAGGATGCCCCTTTGGTAAAAGATCGTTGTCTTGCGTATAAGCTGCGTTCTTTGGTCTGCCAGTTCTAAGCAGATGAATGAAAGCGTTTACTCTAGCCATAGCCCACCCATCTCTAGACATCTTGGGGGCGTGACTTGTTGAAAATGCTCCAGCACCTCGACGGTATACGGCTTTGAGCATACCGAGAGTCGCTTTTGATCCCTTGTCCTTGTCGTTATGTTCCTTTGCCTTTTTGGATAGTCTTTCAGTAGTGTTCTTACTGAAGGTGATTTTACCGCTAGGATTTTTTGCACTGTCTGGCTTGTTCTTTTTCGAGCCTTTTTTCTGGTCTTTTTTTGGAGCGGGGGTTCTTCTTGGATCACTAGGCTTTGCTTCTGCCTCAAAGAAATCTTTAACAGAATCATATTCTTGATTTTGGGCACGTTTCAATTGGTCTTTAGTTGGCCTGCCTTCTTTGACTGTCTTAGCAGGCTTATAATCGTCGCCCTCTCTTTGCTTTTTTCGTCTGATGTTTTCCCAAAGTCCCGGCTTTGCCACAGAAATATCCCATTCTTCTGTTTCTTCTCCCCAATCTTCATACTCTTCTTCGGACGGAACGTAAAAGTTGTCTTCGTTGATCGCCTCTGTGTAGCCATCGTGAATAACGTCATGGGCAAAAGCAGCAGAGCTTAGAGTTTCCAAGCCTTCTAACGCCTTGGACATGCAGACCGCCATTCTTTGGGAGTTGTCTTTAAACTCTTGAATTGACTTTTCGTCAGACATACATCTAGACAAAAAGTTTTCCCTTGATTCTCCGTCTTTTTTTGATGGAAGTGGCATTGTTGCTCCTTTAGATTTTGTGCTTTATGTCTTGCCATATAGCTGAAGTGATAACCATAGCAGCATCGTTGTCTGAGGGGTAGTGAACCCCCTGTAAAACACGAGCGTGACCAGCTAGATTGGCTATTTCGTAAAACTTAGATGATTGTTCTGGGTAAATATCTGATAGAATTGATGCCATTAAAGTGGCATATGCTGTGTGCCCAGATGGATAAGCTGGGGTTTGATGGCTTTTAGTTTTAATTACATTGATAGTAATATCGTTGTAAAACCTTGGGAAAGCCGAAACTAACTGTTCGGGTCTAGGTCTATTGAATTTATTTTTCAGAGATATAACAATAGGCTCTAAAATATTCCAAGACTTTTTAAACTTTGCAGCAGGCAACGGAAGGATGTCCGCACCTAGAAGTTCAACGAACAACAGGTTCGGGTCTTTGTCTACTAGCATTACTAGGTTTTTCTCAGCCGCCGTTAGTGACTGAGTAAGCTCTGAGACTAGCTTTAACTCTGATTTGGTAACATCGCTAGTGTTTTTAGGTGGTTCAGTAAGCACCCCATATGGCTTTATCGAAACCAAATCGCTGAATTCGGTATCTTCTGGGGGTTTTTCCTCTCTGTAGCCCAGTCTGTCAATATTTTTCAACATTGATTCGTTAGCTTGCAATATAAACTTGCTCAATTTACCTACCTCGACTTGAAAAATGCTTCAATTAAACTTTCAGAATTTTTAAACTCATTAGATATACACAAATTTTGAAGAGTTTTCTTGACTTCCCCTGACTTATAGCCCAATGTTTTTAAGGATTTTATTGACTCTTTGATTAAATCGTTGTTTTTGTTTAGATTTTTTTCAGGTTGGGGCTTGGAAGAATTAACCTTGGCAGTCTTTAACTTTTTGCTTTTGACAGAAGTGTGGCTTTTTTCAGGGCTTTTCTTGCTTTTGATTGGCCTTGTCTGCTTAACAGGCTTGATTACCTGCTTAACGGGCTTGCTTCTCCGCTCAACGGGCTTGCTTCTCCGCTTAACGGGCTTGCTTCTCCGCTTAGGCTGTTGTGGCATTTTGCTTACAAAGTTGACGACAATCGGCTCGTAAGGTTCAGTCACTTGATGTGAGATACTTTTACTCTCATGCACCACGAATAATCCTTTAATCGTCGAAGAAGAACCAATAAAACAGTTGAGGAAGTGAATAAATATCGGAGAGGTAAAGCTCAAAAATAATATTATAGCAAAGTAAGAATCGTAAAATCCTGTATCGTTCATAATCTTAGCCTAATTTTCTTGTTCTTGTTCTTGTTGGTTTTCTTTTAAGAGTGAAGCAGTTAACTTTCTAATTTCTTCTTCCATTAAGTGAGTTTCTCTCTCAGCCTTTCTTTTTTCTTGGCTGGCTTTCTTTCTAGTTAGAGACTTTGTTTTGTTCCTAGAATCTTTTTCCTTCTTCTTTTTCAGGGCGTGCTTGATCTGCTTATGTGATTTACTCATTTTCGCTCCCACTATTAACCAATTTTTTAGATAACTTTAGACGGGTTTTGTTTAAACCTTTGATTGTCTTGTTTAGCTTTTTTAGCTCGCTGTTATTGATAGTGTTCTCACAACGCCATTGTAAGCGAGATATATGCTCATCAATGTCAAAAATTTGTTCTAGTAATGTTATTTTTTTCATAATCTTTCCAATAAAAAGGCGAGCGAAGGCTCTTGTCGCACTGGGATTCCTCTAACGGTGTTGATCGCAACTAGCTCAGTGATACATCAACTCTCTGCAAGAGCCTTAACGCCTATTCTAACAATTCGTTAATTAAAACGGAATATCTCCACCACTTTCAGTTGCTCCAGCACTCGTAGTTGCTCCAGTACTCGTAGTAGCAGCATAATTCGATGATGAACTAGACTGATTTAAAGGCTTCACTGTTTTATGAAGGCTGACAGGAGAGATACTAAACGCAGTTCTCTTGCAGTCGTTTTTGTCAGTCCATTCTCTTGACCGCAATCTACCTTCGACAATAACCTTATCTCCCTTTTTTAGTTCACAATTTTTTGCATAGTCGGCATTGTAGCCCCATGCGTCTACGTCAATAAACAAAGTTTCGTCTTTGGTCTTTGAGACCTTATCGGTGACTGCAATTCTCATTTCTGCTAGACTGCGATGATCGTCGCCAATCTCCTTGAAAACTGGGTCTCTTGTAAGATTTCCCTTGACTGTAATTCTGTTGTTGTACATTCTTAAACTCCTAAAACTAAATAAATCTGCATGAATTACATACGCTCACACAACCGCGTTTAACTTACTATATTATAGGTTGAATAATCTTTTTTGTCAACCTAAAATTAAAAATTTTTAAAACTATATGTGTATACTTGATACATATATCTTATGTCTTGTTTATACAGGTGAAAATGATGACTAATAAAAAAAGAATTATTTCTGTTGCTAGCTCATGCTTGTTAGTTCTGGTATTACTTTTTACGATTAAACCTATTAGGTCATGCAGGCATTGCGGTCTACCAATAGAAATGCAGGATATAGAAACAAAAGAAATCAAAATTTTCAGAGAATCTTTGATGGCAATTATGTTTAGCCCAAACGCCAGCTTTTTACACTGGCTTTGCGTTGAGGACTACCTACTAGACAATCCCATTGAAAGGGATGAAAAGGGTGCGATCATTCAAAAGATTAGTTATCCTGAACAATAAAGTCATCGTTTACCGTTGGCATTACCGCTACAGGAAGAATAATACCTTGATGAAGCATACGATTAAATTCGGTTACTTCTGATGGGACTTTACAGCAGCCGATAACTCTTGGCCTAGACTGCATAGCCTTTTTAACACCCCCACGCAACTTAGATGGAATTGATTTAACGGCTTCAACGGTATTGCATCTAGCAGATTTAACAGCCTTGACAGTTCTACTCTTAGCTTTTTGGACATGACACATTACGTTTCGTGC